GTATCCACAAGGTCATCGTGCTTGCCCTTGGGGAATACTTCGCACTGACGAATGACCGTATCGGCCCACGAGCGGTCCGGGGCGTACACCATGCCTTCAGAGAACAGGTGCTGGACGCTGTACAGGCGCGCCAGCTTGTCCACGGAGCCCGGGTTGACCAACTGGACGCCCCAGTCCTCGTTTCCGTACAGCCGGCGTAGCTCCTGCGCCACGCTGAGGCCCGCCGCCTTGGATTCGACCAGCAGCGTATCCACGCGCATCCGCTGGCAGGTGTTGGCGACCTTCTCGACTAACTCGGCCAACTCGATCCGCTCCTGCCACGCCGCCATGAGCATGACCCGGGGAGCGCCCTGCACATAGGTGCGGGTCACCTCAGAGATGCCTTCGCCGTCCCGCCGGGCGATCTTGTTCGCAAGAGCCACGGACGTATCGGACGAGAACACGCCCCAGACGGTCAGGGCGCTGAAATCGTTTTCCTGCTTCGTCGTGTAGGCTGTGTCGAGGCTCGCCACCACGTAATCCATCGGCGGGTAGGCGTCCGCGTCCCATGTCTGCCACCAGTCCGCCTTGATGACGCCACCACCGCGAGGGGTCGGCTGCTGCTGGAACTGGCCGGCGGTCGCGTACGGCCCCATGACGCGCTCGTCGCGGTCCACCACGTCCTCGGGGAACCGGGCAGGAAACAGAAGCTCGCCCTCCACCGTGCGCGGATCTTCCACGCCCAGCTTCGTCACGCAATGCCGGGCCGCGTCGTAGCGCATGGGAAGCATGATGTGGTCGTAGCCCAGCCCCTTGTCCAAGATGACGCCGCTTACGTCCTCCTCATGCAGGCGCTGCATGATAACGACGATTGCCGACTTGCGCGGCTTATTGAGGCGCGTCGGAACGGCTTCGAGGAACCAGTCTACGGTCGAGCGCCGCATGGCGTCGCTGTTCGCGCCCTCGACGGAGTGCGGATCGTCGATGACTACCCGGTCGCCGCGTGCGCCGGTAATGGAGCCGGCGGCGGCGGCTTGCCTGAATCCTGTTGCCGTGTTCTCGAACTTGGTCTTCTGGTTCTGATCGCCCGTCAGCGTGACGCGATCTCCCCACCGCTCCTGATACCAGTCGGACGTGATGAGGCGGCGCATCCGCAGCCCGTCGCGTACCGCGAGATCCTGCGAGTGAGACGCGCAGACGTAGCGCAGATGCGCCATGTTGCACGGTCCCCACTCCCACGCCGGCCAGAAGACATTTGTGACAAGAGACTTCATCGTCCCGGGCGGCACGTTCACCAGCAGGCGATTGTACGGCGTCCCGTCGTCAAGCTCATCGCCGAGCGTGATCGCTTCAAGGTGCTCGCAGATAAAATCGATGTGCCAGCCGTGCAGATACTCCGCGCCGGGCTCGATGATGTGCCACGACTGCCGAATAAATTCGGCCAGCGACTCTTCGCACTCCGCCTTGGAGATTGCGAGTAGCTGGCCATCGATGTCGATGAGCTGGCCTTGGAAGTTTAGAACTGTTGTCATCCGAATGGATCAATCCCAAACTTGCGATAAGCAGCGAGTTGCTCTTGAACCCATCGATGGTCAAGATGCCCATCATAATCCGGACGTAAGCTGTCTCGCCACTCATTGAGTTTAGAGTAAGACGTTACGTTCGAGAACCCGTTAGATTGCACCTCAACAGCGACGTTCGCTGCGCTTATCGGGTCAACCTGTTTCTCTTGATGCACCCCAGTCGCAGGCTCTGGCAACGGTGGCATATCAAACCCGTAAACAATGTCCGTAACCTCGCGGAACATTTCAATAGGACCGCGAAGGTTCGCAAACCGAAGGGCGTCTTCACTGCTCCACGCAATCCACTCGATTACCTCAAGATCGTGCCCAACGCCATAAACAGTGGCATATCTCTTAACAATGGAGCGAACAGGCATCAGCCTGTCTGCGGCGATGACCGCAGGCGCTGAGATCATACCAGTCAAAACAAATCTGCGACTTATCAGCATATCGTCCTCCAGTCTTCATTTCGCCAACTTATGCGCCCTGCATGGAACATGAGAAATGGCGAGATACTTCTCGCCAGTGATTGCATCAACCCAGCACGTCAAGCGCATGGCTTTACGATGGCGCAGCGACTGAGTGTAGACGAGATCGCCGTCGGGCTCCTCGTAGCAGTAGCCGTTTGCGTCATCCATCTCTGGACGACGCAGCCAGCCGTACTGCCAGTGCCAGCCGGTGCTGACGGCGACGTCGCTCAATGAACGACCTCCTCTTCCTTCGGCAACTCGACACCGCACTTTTCGGCGATGTCCGCCGGATCAATGCCGGCGACGAACTCAATGGTATCTAGGGCGAAGTCATCGCCGTTTTCCATGCCCTGAGCAATCTCTTTAAGCGCCGTAAACATGACGGCTGCCCGCAGGCTCAGGACCATCATGAAGATTGCGTTCTGCTGCCTCTCCGGCTCGCTCATCTCGCGCGAAAGCTGCTTGAACACCTCGACCACATCGCCCTGCAATTCTGCTTTCATGCCCCTTACTCCTCATTCAGTCTTGCTCTGACCGCCGCCGGCGGCTTCGGGTTCTTCTCGAAATATTTGCACGCATACGCATCATGCGGGACGCCATCGCCCTTCTTGCCGCCACTCATTCGGATGTACTTCGAGCAAAGTCGCGGCGCGAGATGGCCCCATCGATCTCGCCTGAACTTCTTCGTCCAGCCCCAAAAGACGCACTCGCGGCACGTCACACCCTCCGGTCCAGTCATGGCCCAGAAAGCCATTCCGGGAACGGTCGCGGACTGCTTGAGGGCCATGTCCTCGCCTTGGGGCTTGGTCAAAGGAAGCATTTGAGTTATCCCTTCTTCCCCTTCGCCGCCAGCAACGCTGCCTTCAGCGACTCTCGCAAATCAGGAGAGAGCGAACTCGCGTCGATGACGGTTGCTTTGGTTTCAATCGGCCCGCCATCCGCGCCGGTGACTTCCGTTCGCGTGCGGTCGCCGTAAATACGAGGGGCTATTTTCATAGCCCGCCACTGCTTCGTAGAGACCTGCAACTTGATCTGATCGATGTTTTCCTTGTTCGCCTTCGCGGCCAAAGTTTCGATCTCATCGACCAAGTAGTCGGCCAAGGCCTCGCGCGCACGCGCGCACCGTGCGTAAAATTCCGGATGCTTGTCAAACCACGCATACACCGTCACGCGGGGCGGCATCGCCGGATCTCGGCATATTTGCGTGAGATTCTCGCCCTCGATCATCCTGTTGACAATCTTGGTCGCGATCTCCTCGTTGTACGTCGAGGGCCGCCCCGCCTTAGCCATCTTACTCGCCTCTCCACTTCAAAATTCGGTTGCCGGCCGACTTAACGATCATGGACATGCCAAACCCGATGACAATCGCAAGAATGGCGGGCCACGCGATGGTGTCGAACGCGACCCAATCATCGTCCCGATAGCCGCCCTCAATCACGTAATTGAGAGTGGCTACGCACAAGCCGATGAGCAAGTAGGCGAACAAGCCGATAGCGATCCACAGAAGCCACCACATCACTTCGCCCCCACGCGCTGGAGAGCCGCCTGACCCAAAGGCAAATCCGCAAGCATCCCGAGCGCGCTCATGTAGGTGGCGATGAGCGCCTGCTCCTCTGCCCGCTTGTCGTTGTCCTGCTTACGCATGGCGATGATCTTCCGGATGATCTTGGGATCGAACCCGTTGCCCTTAGCCTCGGCGTAGATCCCCTTGATGTCTTCGGCGATCCCCGCCTTCTCCTCCTCAAGCCTCTCGATCCTCTGCACAATCGTCTGCAACTGATTGTTATTGATACTCATCCCCGGTCTCCCCTTGATAACCAGCGTCAACAGCGTAGCAAATTCTCGGGAAAAGACAAATTGTCCTCGACACCCTGTTGACAGGCGAAAAGTTTTCGCCCTATACTCTGACCATCGAAACGCACATAGATGGAGATTGACATGGCTCAGCAAGTCCGCACCCGCACCATCAAGATCAGCACCGTTATGCGCTCCGCCGCCTTCGTTCGCGGCTTCAAGGAGGCCCAGAAGGGGATTCCGATGGACTACGACGCCTTCAGCGAGGCGCGAGACATCCCCAATCGCTGGAACTACGAGCGCGGCCGTCAATTCGGGTTCGTCTACCGCAACGCCATCAAAGACGGCGCAAAGGTCCGCTACGACGCCGTGCGGGAGTACGCCTTCGCGATGGAGAAAAACTGGGTCCGCTGATGCGGACCCTATTTACACCCGAAAAGTTTTCGCCTATAAACGACCTGTAACCGAATGGAGC